AGCAGAGGTAAACCACTTACCGGTCTGGACCATGATGAATAGCCAACCCATGAAGGCGAGCCCGGTATTCAAAATTTCGGTGATTGTCATTTCTCTATTCATCTCCCTGGTCGAACAAGATTCGCGAGTAACCCGCATTGGTAGATACTTCCAGCCATCCATCACACCGTTCACCGGTTCTGAGATTTATCACGCGAGAATGCTGGTATTGAGAGCCTCGGATATCTTCCAGTTCATCATCGCTGAAAAACATCGGCTCTCCGCAGTGAGGGCAGTAGCATCCGTAATCACCATCAGCGCGCCCAATTTTGTTAACTATGAGAATTTCGTTGGTAGCCATATCACTATCCTTTACCGGCAACGCGTTCTGCGTCATACAGCTGCGCCAGCACATTAGGGTCACAAACATCAACAACCGTTAGCGCGTTGGCACGAGCAAACTGGACATCAAGCGCTGTAGCCAGATTGCGAACCAGCGCGGCAGACTCAGCGCAATGTAGTTCTTTCGCCAGCGCATGCCCGGCTGCTACGAGATCTTTGACTGGCGTAGTTTCCAGTTGAGGCGAGGTTTTCATTTTGTCACTCCGATCTGTTCGCATTTATTAGCTGAACTGCTTACCGCGTGATGTAGCTGCGCATTACGTCCAGCCAGATATCCCTCGCTTTCCGCCTTATCCGTTCCCCTGGCTTTGCCGGGTTTGCGCGGTTCCAGCTTTTTCATGCCTTCGCTTAATTTCCGGCTGCGGTAGCACTCCATCAGTGTTGTCTCCGCCTCCGTAACGGCGAAATCACTGACAACGGCATAAGCACCGTTGACCCAGGCGGAGCAGAAGGTATCTGCGCGGGCAACTTTGGTAGCCTGTTTGATGTTCTTGCGTAATGTGGATAGGTAATCACGGCGGGCTTTCACCAGTTGCTTACCCAGAACTTCGAATGAATATGCCGCTATCTGAGGGCGTTCGTCGGGGCCGTAATAGTGTATGGTGCGTTTTGCTGGCTTGCCCCACTGCTCAGTGCCATGGCTGGTATAAAACTTCACACCAAAAACGCGGGCGACCATCTCTGCCAGTATTGCCATATATTCCGGCATCTTCTCAGCATGAGAGGGGGCCTTCTGGGTAGAAGCTTCATTGATATCCATCAAATCAGCATCAGCCTCAGTCAGCTTGTTGGTTTCCATCAGACGCTGAGCACGGCGCAGGGCAAGTGCGGCTTCTTCGGCGCTGGAGTTATTACGCGCCATCGCGAGCAGCTTTTTAATTCTCTGGATGTATTTCTCTTTATTTTCCATTGTTCAACTCCTGAATTTGGCGTAAACCAGCCCCTGCGGGTTTACGCCATTTTTAAAAGTGATTTAAATTACGGTTAAAATCAGTTCACGGGTTTCAGCGATTTAATATTCGCGAAATAAGGCTCCTGATTTATTTCCACGACCGTGACCTTATAAAGGTCATTTGCCACATCTACCGTTCTGACTACACGGCCACCGCGTAAACCTGTGGCTGGCTGATAGATAAATGAACTGCCTTTAGGGTAAAGGGCATTGAATTCTTTAGCTTTCATCTGGAACACCCCAGCCACGATGCGCGGCATGACGACAGAACTCCATACGCGAAGCCGCATAAATGGAGTTCACCTCCATTTTTGCCAGACTGAATGCCAGCTTCCATGAATCCGCTGCCCGCTGAAACTCGCCGTTCTGTTCGGCAATGACAGCGCTGGTTGCATACGACATGAATGGGCTGCAAGGCTTGCCCGCTTTAGCACGATCAAACAGAATGGCCATCTCACACCCCCACGCCAGCGATATCGAGAGGGATGGCGCGATACTGATCGCTTTCACCAACGCGCTCATAAACACGGATATAAGAACGGCTGCCGACAACCTGAACAGCCTCGCCGATGGCCTCCATCGCCTTGACCCAGCGAGCGTCTGTAATATCGAGGCGGCGCAATGCCAGAACCGCGCCGGTGTTAACTTCACCTTCTTTTTCCGTCTGGAATGCACGGGTGATGATGGCGCGAATCTCCGGGCGGGCATTCTCGGTCCAGTCTGCCAGACATTCATCAATCAGCGATTTAGCAGCCTGCAGGCGCTCGTCAAATGCGATACGGTCCTGCATGGCACGCTGGACCTTATAGCGGCCATCATAGCTGTAGAGCGTGACGTTACCTTTTTTGCCGCCCAGGCTGACGCCGTACTGACTGGCGGAGATATCAACGAAGGCTCCGATATCGGAAAAGCCGCTAAGCTTGAACTCTGCCAGTGCAGCACTCAGGGCTGTCGCTTTTTCGACGATGCTACGCACCAGATCGTCACGCATCTGGTCGGTATCTTTAATCAGTCTGACAGGGGTCAGTACGCCCTTGGCGTCAATCCAGTACCCCTCTGGCGCTGTTTTTTCAGTGAATTGCTTGTTTTCAGTGGACATTTTTACTCTCCTTAAATTGACGCGTTACTTTCTTAACGGCTTCGTTAACCTTTGCCAGCACATGACCAGCCAGACCTTTACCCACTTTGTCAGCCACTTTGCTGACGATATCGCTGTCGCCGTCATCAGGGATAACCCTGCAACCGACTTCAAAACCGCGAGATTTGTCCTTTATTTCAATAACAATCTTTGCCATATATCCCTCTGCTTAATGAAGTGATTCAGACCAGACCACCCGACACCCGCTTTCATCCTGATAGACGCCCTGGCGAAAGCGCCCGTGGCGGTCATTGCCGGTAATATCAAATCGCGCCAGACCTTCTTTTTTCATCCGCTCGCACCATGCATGGCGCACGATACGAATGACCGGTTGTGTGTTGCGCAGGGATACGCTTTTCACCTGAACTCCCTGTGCTGACAGAAATAAAATCAGCGTTTCTGCCCGGATCAACGCAGAGATAACGCCTGCGTTGTCGGTATTTCCTGATGTTCTGGTC